GGCGTTCTCGATCTTGCCGTCAGCTACTGCCAACACAGGTGTGCCGGTGGGTACTGCAAAGTCAACGCCTGTGTGGTAGCCCTTGGACCACATCTTGCCTGGCTTTTTGTAGGCGGTTGTTATCTTGCCATTCTTAATTGGTAAGGCCATGAGTTGCCCTTTCGTGTCATGGCCCTGTGATGATTGTTATAGTGCTGCGACTTCTTCGGCGGTTAGTCCAAGGTCAGCCAGTTTGGCTAACGCGCTAGCGCGTGCAGCAATCTTTGCATCGGCTTCGGCTTGCGCTGCCGCGTTTGCTGTTTGCTGTGCTTTGTATGCAGTATATTCCTCGGTGGTCATTTCGCGTACAAGGTCGTCAATTTGAATGTTTGGTTTTGCAGTCGCCATGTCATTATCCTTATTAGTTTTTGTATCCGTAGACGCGAATAGTTCCACCTGTCAAAGTTCCCGATGATGGGGTCAATGTAAAATCTGTGTAAGAGGTTGCTACTTTGTGAGTCCCAAGCATTACATAACCTGTGCTGTTATCATCTGCAAAAGAACTATTAACTAAACTATATTTTGCTAAAAATGGGTTTACAATATCAAGATTTAAGTTCAATGTATCTGCGTTACCACTCCCTGCCAAGGCAAAAGATGCGCCAGATGTAACGCGACTTGTAGCGGCACTTCCCGCGCTATTGACGCCAGTTGTAATGTACGAATAACTCGCAGCACTAGCTCCTAACTTCAAACCCAAATTCACCACAGTACTTGCAACACCACCTGAAATCACAATTTTGTATGCATCATAAGTTGTGCTAAATGCGCTTGTCACGTTTACGCTTGAAACGGCAGACCCAATTACCTGTGTTTTAACCAAAGTTAAGCCAGCACTGGGTAGGCCAAACACAGTCGCATCAATAGCATCGCCCAATGCCTCAATCGCTGTTGCGCCATCCTTGACGTAATCAGTGCTGGTTGGTACTGGCCAGCCGTAGTTCGGGGTGGTTGTTGCCATGCTATAAATCCTGCCATTCTGTCGTAGTTGGAGTATACCCTGCCCATGTAACAGTAGGTGCGATTTGCAGCCAAACTTGGTTCGGGTATGTCTCGGAAATTGCCGAGCAAATCAAAGTCATTGTCGCTGTGTAGCGGTCAAGATTCCACTTGATGCCCTCGACAAAGCCATCAAAGGTTCCACCAAATACTGCTGGGAGATCCTGCGTGTAGATTGCTGATCCAACGTGCATCAGGATTAGGGCATCCCGAGTCGCATCGCTGACGGTTGGACTGTGTAACGGGATCGTTAATTCCTCTGGGTATGTGCGTGGGTAGGCGCGACTTTCCAAGAATGCATCAGCCTGACTTTGGGCATCCGAGCCGTTTTCTAGCTGCGTGGATCGGCTGCCTGATAGTTCGCCAAATGATTGCTGGCTGGTGTAATCAGCCGCATACTTTTCTTGATTGTTCTTATAGGTCAAGGTTACGTCATTGACGATCTCTGACCACTGGGCGGCCTGTCGCAGTCCTACGGCCAATAGGTCATCATCAGTAAGGGTAAGCGGTGTCAGGGTCGCTCTAGACGTGTAGGACTCGTAATGGATTGACCCATCAGGGGCTTCATACAGGAATCCTCGGCCAGATTGGGCGGCATTCTGGGCAAGTGTCAGGGCATTAGCAACGCCATCGCTGTAGGCAGTTAATTCGTATGTGCCGGGCGTATCAATGTCGGCGATCAAATCATCAACCAAAGTCTGGTTAGTTCCACCCCAGTTGGCCCATGTGGCAATGCTGCTTACAGCTGACCAAGTTAGTGTTGGCACAACTTCCGACCAACTCTCTAGGAACGCATCCGAAAGAATGTTCAAAATTCTTGTTCCGTCAAACTCTTTGGCAAATCCAAGACTGCCTGTTGTGTAGCGGTTAAGGATAGCCAGTGGGCCAACGGCTGTGATGCTGTAAACGGCCACCGATCCCTCACTGCCATAAGCATCAAGGCTGATGTCAAGATCAGAAATTGTTCCTGTGTAAATGGTTCGGTAGGTATTGGTTGAGTCTTTGATCTGAATCTGAATGCTGTCAGATAGGTTGACGTTTAGCGCGGTATCGGCATCAGTCCAAAGCCTTACACTGGCAATGCCCACGAGGGCTTGTTCGTAAATGTCACGGCGGCCTAGGCTGATTGAAATGTTGCTAATCGTGTTATCTGCATACTCATTGACCCCAGCAAAGATGACCTTTGGGTAAGGCGTGTATACGGTCACAATGTAGCCCCGACCAAGTTAATTGGGCCAGTCCGCCTTGCGCTGTTTTGTAGCAGCTTCTCGATCGATCGGCGAGCAGACTCTGCATCGACAATGCCATTTAGGTTGATGGTCACATTTTGACCGCCTCCGGCATCAGGGCGAACCGATCCAGATCCGCTAGGGACAAATAGTTCAGGGCCAAACTCGCCAACACGGTATGCCTGTCCACCCATTACTGAACCGCCAGCTGCTCTTGCCTTTGGTCTTGGCGTGAATCCTGCCTCTGGCAGGTTTATATTAAGTGGATTTTGAATAAATCGTAATGCTGGTAAAGCGGCTTGATAAGCATTTGAAATAGCGTTAATGGCGTTTGCGACCGTTTCTAATGATGCTGCGATTCGTTCCATCATGCTGGCAGCACCTGGGCCACCGTCTGTAACGGTTGAAAATAGATTGCCAAAAGCATCGGTAACTGCTCTAAGTGCGCCGCCTAAACTAAATGCGCCATCGCCTTCAAAGTTTCCAGCTAGTTCCCTAGCACGATTGCTCAATCCCTCTGGATCCTCGCCACTAAATCCCTTGGCAACTTTGTTAACTTCCTCTAACAATGTTTTCATGGTTGGCAGTAATGCCACACCGATGGACTCTTTAAGTTCGCCTACGCGCTCTGTGACGATGGCCAACTGACCTGCATAGGTTTCGGTGTTGGCTTTAGCTGCGCCACCAAATAACCGTACAAGTTCATCTTGGACTACGTTAAAATCTTTTGTTTTCTTGATGTTTTCATCAAGTGGAATGCCCAATTTAGTAAGCGCACCAATGTTGCCGTTGTAAGCCTTGGCGAGAGTCAGCGATACGGTTTCAAGATCTCGACCAGTTGATGCCGAAATGTCTAAGGCAAGGTTGGTTAGTTCTTGTGCTTTACCTACATCGCTAGTGGCTCGGGCAAGGTTTGCCAGTGCCGGGCGCAACTTGGTATCGGCTACGCCAAAAGCCAACTGTTGCTTGGTGATGTAAGCCTCGGTTGACTTAATTTGAGCATCGGTGGCATTGGTTGTGTTCTTTAAAGCTTCGGCAAGTTGCTTTTGTGATGCTTCATCCTCGACTGCCGCCTTGACACCATCAATACCAATCTTGACTGCATAAGCGGCGGCAGCTGCGCCAGCAACTACGAAAGCCGCAGCGGCAATCTTGCCGTACTTTTTAAGTCCGCCAGCAAAACCCTTGGCATCGTTATCAGCCTGTGCCAGGCTTCGGCCAAACTGGTCTACATCAGCAAGCAAATTAAGTTTGAGTGTTCTTACATCAGCCATTGTTGTCATCCCACTTTTCTATAACTCTTTTGCTAACCGCATCTTTCCATCGGCGTGTCAATTCTGGCTGGATTCTTTTAAGTGTTATGAAAATGCCATAACCCTCATTACCTCTACCCTGTGCAGGTGAGCGATCAGGAAAGCGTCGACCACCATTTTCAAATGGTGCAGGGCCGCCAAACTCTGATCCAAACAAAACCTGACCAGATACCGCGCCGCCACTAAATCGACCCTTACTGCCACCAATGGTTACGTTAGGTATGCGATCCTTGTTGGCTCGAATAGTTGCCGCGACCTTTTGGGCTTGGGCTGGCAATGGGTTCAAGTTATAGCTGCTTTGCATCTCTGTGGCCGACCACTGGCTAATGCTGGTCACGTCATCTTTTAGGGCTTTTTTTGCACCCTCATCCATCTCACGAAATGCCTTGTAAAGCGATTTAAAATCCCGAGAGTTAGGGGTCATCTTGACGGTTACTTTGTCAGCCATGACCATTCCTCTCTTGTATCAGCGTTACTGCTGTTGTTATGTCAGCGAGCGACCAAGTCAAAAGATCGGCCAAAGGGATGC